TCAACAGCTGCAGACAACTGAGGTGGACTCAGTGTCTATCGATGAAGTTATCAGATTGCTCCAGGAGATAAAAGACCTGGGCGAGTCTGGTAAAGAAACAGTAAGCAAGGCTAAGTCAACTGTTAAGAAGGCTAAGTCTGTTGCTAAGAAAGTAAAGCGAGCACCATCCGCGTACAACCAGTACATGGCAAAGACTCTCAAGCAACTTAAGAAGAAACATCCACGATCTAACCATCAAGTATTGTTCAAGAGAGCTGCAAAGTCTTGGAAGCGTTCAGCAGAAAGAAAGAGGTCGTTAAAGTGAAGACACTAACCAAACAACATGGAATATTATCTGCAACTCGTGCTGCTGATGGTGGCGGCCCTAGAGTCTACAGTATTAACCAGGGTGCCTCTACAGGTGAATGGGAACTCCTTGATGCTAATTTAGGATACTTCCTATCAAGTGGTTATTTTGATTTAGCAGGTATGACAATTCAAGAAAAAACTTTATTCTTTGGTGGAGCATTAGTTCAAGATTACCTGGCTCCCGCTATAGGCGGTGGCGTTGTTGGTGATAACCTGGTTATTGTTGACTTGATGATGACTACGCCATTCGAATCTAACACTAAGCTGTTTGAATCATATGCTACAGGTTTCGGATTCCTTGGATCACATGAGAACTTCGAACAGGTAACTTACGGACGTTCTCAAGTTCTGACGGTGAATGTAGATAACCTGGCGTCTGGAGTACCTGTGCTATTGCATCAAAATACGTTTGGCTCTGGAATGGCTACTGCAAGTGATAGAATCTACACTTATCGAATAGTTCGTTATGCTCAATCAACTGATGCTGATAGGGCACTTACACTACCAGCCTGCAGACATATTCTAGCTGCAGAAGCTAAAGAAGAACCAGAGTTCCAATACCTTATGAGACTCATGCGTTCTTACGAACTTCAACAATCACAAGATGAGGATTGATATGTTAGCTCCTGAACTGTTGTGGCTTGAAGAACAGATGTTCGAAGAGAGTCAAGTTCCTCTTCGAGTATTATCACAATTTCATCCCCTGGTAAGAATACCGATTATTGGATTTACAGCTGCAGATATTGTAGCTACAGAATTAGCGATCAGAACTATTGAAGCAGGTGGCGTTGGAGCCATTGATCTATACACTCCAGAAATACGACGGTACGAAGCTACCGCACTCGTAGGAATGGGAGGCATGGTAATATGAGTACAGAAGAAAGTCCTATTGAAGAAAAGAAAACACCAACTACAAAGTTCGCAGAATGGCTAATGGCTAGAGCAGAAAAGAAAGAAGCAAAAGAAACATCCTTGGAATCATTGATGAAGTTCAACGTCTTTCTTTCAATTGCTACATTGGTCTCGGTTGCTGGAGCAACTGTTGCAGACTATGTTCTGATGGCTTGGCTCTGGATCTAATCCTCTTCAGGATTATCTCGCCAGTATCTTACAACGTCACACCCGTCGCATGGACAGTTGTCCAGGTCTTTGCATCCAGATGTTGCACAATCACCAGGGTAATACGATCCACACTTTTTACAAGGCACTGCGCGCTGAGTCATTCCCACACTCTCCCAAGTAGCTCGAGAGAACGCATACACAAAACATCAACAATTCCATGTCCTGTTTCGAAGGTTTCTTCCTCATCTGGAAATATCTTGCATCCACAGATCGCACAGTTCATTCTTCTTCACCTACTTCAACATGAGTTGCTTCGAGCCATGCAACCCAACACCAGTACAATTTGGCCATAACCATGTCAACATGTTCTGCTGGCCAGTCCTGAGTCTTACCAGGTACATCAGCCCAGTAATCATTCATGATTGCTTTCATCAAAGTTAGTGGTCCTGATCCTGCAACTTGCGTCGGATACGATTCCATCTTCTCTGCCCAGGCTATGTTGTGTTCGCCCAGGTATTCTTCACCAAGTTTACTCCACTGATCGTGCGACTTAATCATTTGAATCAGCATCCTGTCGTCGTCGCATTGCTATTAGTCTGGTCAAAGCAGCTTGACCAAGCGTCTTGATTGCCTCATCAATCGCTTGGGATGCCTTGTATCCGCTTTCTTTCATCGATTTCAGAATCATCGCTGATTCGTCGCTCACTGTTATGGAGTATTGATTCGCCATGTTCAACCCTAAATAATAATGTTATTTAGTATTAGCGAAAAAAAACTAGCAGGCTAGAATAATATAGTGGGTACTTTACCATAGGGGTGGTGGTCGGGGATTGAGGTGGTGTGAAGAATGGCGGCTTCGCCGCGAAGATAGGACTGCAAATGCTTAAAGGCCCAGTTATGATAGGGTTATTTGGAGTGGGGAACTAGTCTGTCGATTCGCTAGCAGAGAAAACCCCACTCCACCCCCGTGATTATTATGGCAACAAAAAAGACAAGCATGTTTACGTTAACCGAGCGAGTGACTATTTCCGCAGCCACCACTGAAACCTTTGCAACTATTGACCTTGGGTCATATGTTGACGTTGGAGATCGTCAAGCTCTTCAAATTCATTCAGTTGATTATGTTGTCCAGGGGACAGCAGCAACTTCTACACTTGCAAGCTCTCTTGGTGCTGGAGAAGTACAATGTCAACTAACCGATCTAAACCGTGGCGGTCTTGCTTTTGCTAATGACCGTGCCCTAGTATCTTCCATGCGACTCGTCTTGGATAGCGATGCATTCCTTTCCCAAGATGCTGACCTTTACCCAGATAACTATGGCCGTGGTTCCGATGATGGACGATTCGTTGTCAACGACCAACTTTACATTACTGGAATGACCTCTGCAATTCAATCTGGACAATCCGTGAATGTTACTGTTCGAGTGAACGCTTCAATTGTTTCTCTCAGTGCAAAAGACTTCATGGCAATTGCAATCCAATCAACAGCTGCAGACAACTGAGGTGGACTCAGTGTCTATCGATGAAGTTATCAGATTGCTC